CTTGAAACAGTTATACTTTATATCACCTAACATATTCGTAGCTGTGAATGTGTTCTTACCTCTACACTCAGGACAGTCACCTCTATGTCTTTCACCGTCACTGAGGTTCAATTCTTCTACGAACTGTCTTATGTTAGTCCTCTTCACGTATGCAGTCATCTTACTGTATCCCAATGTCTTTCTTCAAATGTTTTTATGCTATGACAATTAGAACACAGTACTTCACACTTAGAAAGTTCTAACTTCAATAACTCTTTTCCTTTAGTACCATTCTTTAATACTGCTTTATGAGCTATGTTACCTATCGTACATGTTTTAGTTGCCCTATCAATATGGTTAAACTCTAATGCTGCTTGATGTTCCTTGTAACCACAGTTTGAACATCCTTTGATTTTTTTAAATCTTCTTATTATTTCTTGTCCTTTATGATAGATTTTTCTTTTTCTTGCAGCATCGTACTCTTTGTACTGTTGACTTCTTTTTCTCTTAGTCATCTTGTTTATCCCTAGCTGCTAGTGCCTTGCTTGCACCACTGAATGTGTTGACCATGTATGGCTTGACTGATGCTGCATTCTGGTGTCCTGTTACTTGCATGATACCTGCTAAGTCAACACCACCTTCCATCATCTCAGTCACTGCTGTCCTACGTAAGTCCATAGCTGTTAGTTCTTTAGGTAGGTTAGCTTCGTCTAGTAAGGTATTGATAAGATTACCAATTTCTTCTTTGTCATAGGGAGTATACGCACCTGCTCTAGGCTTTATCCTGGGAGCAACATACTCTTGAAACCCAAAGTCTTCCTTCTGCTGACGCAGCATTGAACACAAACCTTGAGAGATAGGGAGGTGAATCTCTGCATTACGTTTGCTCTGAGTCATATCTATACGACATTCGTTTAAGTCTAAACTATCCCATGTAAGAAGCCGAATATCTCCTACACGTTGACCCCAATCGTATGCCATATGAACTATCAGTCCAATGCTGCGCCATCGAAAGTCGCTGTAAGCTGTGTCAAGAAAGATTGACACTTGTTCACGTGTCCAATGTACTCGCCTTGGTTTCTCTGCAACCGTTTGCACCAAAGCTATTGGATTATGAATCATGACATCATGTCGCATGGCATGTTTCCACGCAGCTGAAAGGACACTGCGTCTGTAGTTGGCTGACCGCACACCAACATTTAACCATTGCTCATACGCCTGAGTCATGTGTCGAACCTTCAAGTTCTTACAGCGATAACCCCCAAGAGTCCTGCCCTCTACCTGTGTCAATATAGCAGCTTGCAAGTGTGTCTCGTAGTCCTTTTGGGAGGAGGACGAAAGCCTACGAAACGCATCAGAGTGCAAGTAAAAGTCTACTATTTGTGTCAGGGATGCTGACTGCTTGGGGATATTCTTCATTACCATTTCCTCCTTACTTTCCAGTATGACCAAGCTCTACTACAATGTCCATCGCCAAGCAATGTGTCCAATGGTCGCACCAGATTAATCTTTCCATTACGTTTCCATTCCCAGTTCCTAGCTGAGAAGGTTTGATTCAAACGTCCACCAAGTATTACGTTTAGTAGGACGCTCAGTGCTATCAGTATCCTTACGAGATAGGTTACCCACCCAATGTGTAACATCATCGAAAGGCGCATTCGTATCTTCTGCATTGTTACTTTCCTCTAACATGTGCTACCACCAGTGCTATCAAGCCAATAAAATATACTGACATGACAAATGTAGGTACTGCAAAATTTAAAAGTTGGGACACCATACTTCACCTCTTTCTTCATCAGCTTGTAGTTGTTTTAATTGTTCATCTTCTAGTGCTGCTTTATCAAACTCACCTTCCCATTCGTAGTCATCACGTCTACGTTTTGTTTGCATGATGACCTGAGATAGTGGTTGTACTTTAGCTGTAAGCATGTTCATGACTCCTTAACTCTACAGTTAAATCAGGGAAGCATTCTTTGTAACGTTCCTCATAACGTTTAGCATCCCAGTGATATTTGAATGAGTGATAACCAAACCACTTACCCTTATCTCCAAACCATACTTCATATATCATTAGCATATTCCTTTCGTGCCATAAGTTTTATCCATTCCCCAACAAACGTCAAGAGGTTTTATCTTTCCATTAGGTAACGCTATGCCTGGGTACTTGTATTGTGGGTTGGCTTTGAGAAACTCTCTCAGCCTTTCCACTTCAAGCTTGCGTTGGGCATGACGTAACTCTTGGACACATGCTGCTCTACCAGTCCAGTGTTCATGCTTGGACAGGCAATACTTATGGATAGGATTTTGTTCCTCAACCACCGCTAGTAAAAGTTCAATCATCTTCTTCCATCTCCATCTCTTCTTTGTAGTTCTCATACTCTTCATCTAAAGCCCACGTATCTCGTAGGTCAACAGGTATGGTGTCTACTGTTGTATCCCAGTCATCAAAGTCATAAGTAAATGACTCGTTGTAAGTATCTAAGTTACTATTCTCATACTCAACATCATGAGGGTCAAAGCGATACCAACCAACAAACATCATGCCATCTTCTTTGTAGTCACCTTTGATGTACAGGTTGTGTGTCTCTGCTGCTTTCTCAAACGCTTCAATAGGTGCGCCCCATGCTGAGTCAAAGTTAATATTAAGGAAGTCAGAACCATCGTTGTCCTTGTCCATCCAACAGTCAGCATCATGTATGTCCCACTTGACGCCCCATGTATCTACGGCTGTCATGTATTCCCAGTCACCAATAGGTACAAGGTACTCAAGTAGTTTATTCTCTTTAGCTGCTGCTTCAATCGCATCTAGTTTTTCTTTGTCACCTTTGATAGTGACGCTATTCATACACCAATTAGGCATTTGTTTTCTCCTCATGTAAGTTGTGTGTTTTCTGATACAGTAAAGCTTTCCTGATAAGCTCAACGCCATCAGCAAACTCTCCACTGCGTAGTTTGTCATAGCCCCACTCAAAGTAGGACAATGCTTTCTTATCTAAGTCTGTGTCAGGTGCATACACTGGCTCAAACTCCTTATCGTTACTAGTATGTGCTGTACCTACCTTGTTAGCATTGAGAAACCTAAGTAAGCTAGGCTTGTCAGTAGGTACATCGACAGTTTGATATCCTTTGCCGCACATCTTACGTGCGTCTGCTTGTGTACCTGCCCATACACCTTCAGAATTTTTGTATAGTTTCATAGTTCCTCCTTAATCATACTATATCATACAGTGCTTCCCATGATATTGGGAATAGTCTATTCATCTCAGTACTTATTTGTTGTGCTACTTCTCTTGTCTCCTTCTGTGTGTCTGAACTCAATCGTAAGTTACACATCTTAGCGAATGAATACAGTGTACCACTCCAGTACCACTCAGTGTACATACTCTGAGGTAATACCATACGTGCTTGCTCTGGTGCTACACCTTCGTCAAGTAAAGTTGCATAACTTTGCAATGCATGTAGATAAGAATGAGAAGCAGCGTTACCTTTACTACTAAGATTTACTTCACCATCACTGCCTTGCTTCTTGTCAGCACTGCGTCCACGCCAATACTCTGGCTCATAGAACTCAGGCTCACTGTCTACGTAGCGTCTGCTTATCTCATTCCAAGGCATGTACTCGTGCTTCTGTAACTGTCTAGCTACAAAGATAGGAGCCTTGACATGGAACGTAGCAAAGGCATGGTTGAATGGTGACTTGTGATTGTGTTTAGCTAGATAGTGTATCAGCTTGGCATCACTCTTATCAAAAAACTCTTTATGTTTACCAAAGCTTACACGTGCAGCGTTGACTACAGATAAGTCATCACCCATGTGGTCAATGTATTCTACTTGCATTGTTCATCCTTTATTAGTGCATCTAGTTTGTCACGCATGTCACTCCAGTCATCATTAAGTGAGGCAATCCTTCTGTGTGCAACATTAAGTTGTTCTTGTAAGTCTTTGATATTCTTCTGATATATTTCTATATCTTTAGCTTGTGCAAGTATTATCTTTCTGTTTTTCTCAGCTTCCATTTCATCAGGTAGCATTTGTGTCCTCCTTACTTTTGTGTTCATACACATCATATATCTCGAAGTCATGTCCATCATCAGTCTTTTGCCAGTCTATCATTTCAGTGTTATATCTTGCTTTATCCCAAGCAGCTTCCTCAGTCTCAGCTTCGATATATGTTCTATATCCTACGTGCATCACTGCTAATACTTCCCATGTCTTCATTTACTCAACTCCTTCCAATTCTTTTTCATAAAGTCATAGCCATGATAAGCAGCACTCTCGATGAGTTCCATTACCATATGTGCATCCCAATACTCAAGAGGCTCCCACCTATTTTCTTCTATCCATTCTTTAGTCTGTTCCTCATCCCAGTCAATAGCCTCAACTGGTAGTTCGTTAGTCAAGAAGTGTGCGCTCATGCTACAGAACAACTTGTCTCTTATTCTCTTTGGGTCATTGTCAAAGTCATACATTAGTCCATCCTCACTACTTTGTACCCACCAGATATGATAGGTATAGCCACGATACCATAGTCATAAATATATACAAGTCTTTTTCTAGTACCACCATCAGCATCCATAATAACTTTGATAATAAGTAGTGGCTCAAGCAATGGGTCACCATCATCACTATCGTATGCACCTAAAGGTGTTACCTTACCCTTCATAGGTCTGGGCTTCATACCTGCACTGTACTCGTATTGCAGTTCCATCCAAGAATAGAGTGAGTAAACACCATTATCCCACTCGTACTTATCTATCCATGTAGTTATCCAGTGTAGCAACAAAGAGTTACCCTGTTGCACACCTCGCCATGTGTCAGCGTCAAAGTCATGGTATGGGTTTTGAAATACTCTCGCACCTGTTTTGTCATCCATTACAAAGTCTTTCATTCTTTTATCTCTCCTATCTGATATGGTACTCTACCA